TGGCAGGGCTTTATTTCGTGTCGTAGAACGCAGTGATTATATTTACGAGCCAGGTAAAACAAGCCATGTTAAAGTAGCACTTGAGTGCATTGAAACATGGAGTCGCATACAAAACAAAATTGGCCTAGTAGGTTTAAATAAAATTGAAAAATCAGATTTCCTTGCGGGACCTGACATTTCAGAGGCATTTTTCCCGATTTGCCAAGTAGAGCTAGCAAGCATTGTAAATAATAAAGATTGTGATGTTACTGAACTTGGCATTAAATCTAACGTATGGCTGCGTTTTGATAACATTTGCAATTTTAATGCGATTCCAAATCCAGAGACGTTAATCAGAAAAAATGCTCGCAAAATTCAGCAATCAACTTCGTATCGAAGCACATATGGCGCTAGAGCTTCATACTTTTTGTTATATGCAAGACCAGCAAATGAAAATCCCGATGGCAGCGCTAAGTGGGTATTTCTTAAAATGTTCTGCGTTAGAGGAAACACTCCTGTAGATCAGTACAATTTTGCGCGCATTTTTCATCCTCAGCGCGGACGTTATGAATACAGAATAAGACCCATTACTTCTGGTGAGCATGTGTATACAGGAGACGCCAATGCTCCTGTGTGGGTTTTAGATGCAACAGCAGCATATAGCCAAGAAAACATAGAAACTGATTATGGAACGTTTGTAGTCGGCGCAAAATATAGATCAGTGATCAATAAGGAGATGTGGTCACTTAAAGAAATGATTGATCGCCCAAGCAGATTTGGCGAGCAAACAACGGCGTCAATTATTGGAACCAGTCAGCAACCGCGCAGTGTCAGCTACCAAGGATTGATGCGCTATGGCACGAACGAAAAAGCCAATGAGTTTAAAGAAAGCAATGTGTGGTCAATTAAAGCAGGATTAGATCCGTATTTCAATAATCTCGGTAATGGAGCAACGCATAAATTTGATATTGTTTACACAGATGAAGGGCAGGGTTTTTCTGGAAACAGAGAAGTTACAGTAAGAGTAAAGCTAAAATCATACAAGCAATCCCGCCCAGGCGTAGACCGTAACTTGTGGTGGAGCGTTCAGACCATTGAAGTCTTATCAGGTAGCGGCGGCTGGCGAGATGGAGCGGTGTACAGAAAGCGTCGCTTTTTTGACGGATTTGGTGATGAATGGCAAGCGGTATTTCGTGTTGACGGCCTCAAGGATGAACGCATAGAAGTTCCAACAACGATTGGACGTAAATTTGAAGAGTATCCGGGCATAGCTGAAGTTTCGCACTATGGCGATTTAATTAAACGCTCATGCGATGAAGCGCCAGAGCATGAAATTGTTTACGTGAACGAATCTTTGGAAGAGCGAATTATTCCTCAATACGAAAACTTGGCAATGGCCGGCCTTAAGCTCAAGTCAGGCTTTAGCATCAATAATGTTGATCAACTTCATCTGTACATTAAAAATGGTGTCAACATAGAACTTTTGACTGACGGTGGCATAGGGCCAAGTAATTTGTTTACCGACCTTGCTTATTACTTGCTGACCAATAGTGACATTGGGGTTGGTGGTATTATCTCGCAAGAACTGATTGATCGTGAACAGCTGGCCGCCACAGGTCGCTATCTGCGTGCCAACGGTTTGTTTTTTGATGACGTAATTTCAGATGGTATCAATGTTCGCTCCTACTTAGCGCGTATTGCCCCATCGATGCTGTGCAACTTGACCAGCAAAAACGGTATCTTTTCAATTGAACCTTCACTGCCAATTAACGCAAGCAACATTATCGATGGAACGCAGGCAGTGCCGATCAGCGCTATTTTTACCGACGGCAATATCATTGAAGACAGTTTTAACTTGGAGTATTTAGGGCTGGAAGAACGCAAGATGTTCCAAGCAGTTATTCGCTACAGAAAAGAACGTCAAAATAAATTCCCCGAAGAACGCACCGTTACTGTCCGCTACAAAGGCGACGAAGACAAGCCCATTGAAGAATTTGAACTGTCACATGTAACCTCAACTAGCCATGCAATTAAGGTGGCAAAATTTTACCTCTCTCTTCGTAAATACGTTACTCATTCAGTCAGCTTTAGAACAACACCAGACGGCAACGCTTTGCAGCCAGGTGATTGGATCAAAGTTGCGACAGCAAGCAGCCCATACAATCCAGTGAGCAATGGTGTCGTTAAAAATGACGGAACAGTAATCAGCACACAACCGCTGGCCGCCGGATCATATTCAGTGTTCTATTGGGACCGCAACAGTGAGACCATTTCAGAAGGCACGCTTGCAATCAACTCGGACGGACTAGCAACAAATTTACGTGACACAATTTTCTCCGTCAAAAGTGGCAGCGAATCAAACTACTTGAATGTGTATCAAATTGAGGCATTAGACATCGATCAAGATGGCATTGTCGGCATCAAAGCCACCGAGTTCCCAGTGGATAGCGCTGGCCGCAGTATCATTGCTCAAGACGTGACGCCACGCTCAGGTCAATTTGACGTAATTGCCGACGTAATCGATTGATGGCATACCCCAGCCTTGCTCCAACAGCTCGTAGTTTTAGTGCTGGTGATTACCAGTACAAAACCTATAAGGCGCAAAACGGCAAGGAAGTACGGATCTTGTACGGCGACAAGCGCACCGGCATGACACTGGACCTGTCCTACGACAATATCGCGGACACGCAGGCGGATGATTTCATTGCTCATTACGACGAGACAAAGGGCGGTTTCAGCAGCTTTACCCTGCCGGCTGCGTTCCGCACTGGATGGAGCGGCAACACTTCTGCAATTGATGCCGCCACCGGCAACCAGTGGAGATACGAGCAACCGCCTGCGATTACGTCAGTGCGACCTGGTATCAGTAGCGTTACAGTAAGACTGGTGGGTGTCCTCTGATGGCAAAAATCTATACCGGACGGGATGGGCGACTGCTGCTTGACGGTTTGGAGCAAGTCAAGGTAACCAACTGGTCGATGACCGGCAACCTTGAAACACTGGAAACCACCAGCCTTGGCGACAACCAACGCACTTACGTTCCTGGCGTGCAGGAATTTAGCGGCAGCGCGACACTGCTGTATTACAACGACGGTGATGGGCGCAACGATGCCGCAACAGCGTTGAAAAAAGTGCTGAAGATCGGCAGCGTGTCAGAAAGCGACACTGTAGATTTGCGGCTGCGTTTGGTGGAAGGTACTACCAACCATGATGTCCGACTTACTGCTTACATCACTAGCGTCAGCTTTGGTGCCAGCGTCGGTGAGGTTAGCTCCGCTCAAATTAACTTCCAAGGTACTGGAGCGTTGAGTGAGGTTTCCATCTAATGGGTGTTTATCTAGGAAATATCGGCAACGTTGAAATAACAAGGCGTTCCATTGAAGACGGGCTAACAAGTGTTGTGAACCCGTCAGATGTGAATGCATCTCGCAATCGATTTTCGTTTGATTTTGACGAAGGCTGCTTAATTAGTGGCGATTTTATTGAACTTGTAACAACAGATGGTACAACGCTTGATTTTATTGATTCAAGCGGCTGGAGCGATGATACGGTTTATTCAAGCGGTAATTGGTACATTTTCATTGATGAGCTTGGCGGTGTACGTCTTTACGATAATTTCGACGACAGCCTAGAGGGCAGCACTGCTGGGCTTGTGTCGCTTGTTGAAATTAACCGAGATATTCCTATCACTGCCACAGTAAGGCAGCGCAGTGGCAGGCTTTTGGCTTGCGTTACAGACTACGAGCTAAACACAAATCGAGAAACGGTTGATATTACTGCGCTGAGTGATCGGTATAGGCAGCAATATAGTTCGCTTATTACGGGCAGTGGGCGAATTACCGCCCAGTGGGATTATGTAAATGAAGCCGCCCAAGAACCTGTTCATTACTTAATGCAACTGGTTTTGCGCACAGAAATTGGTGCTGGCCTGCACATGAAGTTATACATTAAAAGCGAAAACACCGATGCATCTGGCGGACCATTTGCCGGCAGTCAGCTTAATGACTCGCTTTGGTGGGAGTTTGATGCATTGATTACGAACAGCGCAACTAGCTTCGCTCCCGGCGACATCATTGTCTCAACGATCGATTTTGTTGCCACTGGCGCGATTAAGCTGCGTTCCAGAACCACAATCCCAAGTCGGTTGCTACAGGAGGCAGGTGATCCTATTCTGCTTGAGCAGGGCGGTTATTTGCTTCTTGAAGGTGACGATGCCGCCTAAGATGGTTGTACTGACCTAAGCAAGCACAATGGCAGACCTGCGGATCAGCGAATTACAGACGCTTGCAGGCGCCAACCTCGCTGCTGGTGATTTTCTGCCCGTTGCTGACGTAAGCGCTAGCGAATCGCGCAAAATCACGGTAACCGACTTTCTGGGTAATGCCGTCACGCTGATTGCTGACGACACCATCCCAAGCGGCAAGATACTTTTCAGCAACAATACAATCCCTGGTGCGTCCATCGAGGATGGTTCTGTAACGAACACACAGCTACAGAACAATAC